GATCGAACCCACCGATATTTTCCATAAGCCAATCAAGCAGCTTTCCTTCTGCTTCCAGTTCGTGCGATGGTTCATTGTCGAATGCTGACTTGTATATTGAAACTTTACCCATTAAATCCACCTGATTGATAGGTTTTACTTATCTATATAATACCGCACTTTTGTGTATGCAGCTTCGAATCGTTCAACTGATATAATTCTGAATCCAGTTTTACTGCCTATTTCTGCAATATGCGGCCTTCCGTCAAACTCAATTACAATGCCGACATGTACACAAAGCGATGCACGATATGCCGCTGCAATAGCGCCTATTTGTATTTTTGATTCTATTAGATGACTATCGATGGTTGATTTGGCGGCCTTGGATAACTCGCGCTTGTCGTCTGCGTGAATGCCGCCATGAAGCGGGAGCAATGGCAATCCAAAAAGATTAACACGCATATCAACTACTAGAGACCAGCAATTAAACAAAGGCGGCAACGAGGCCGCCAATGGATGATATTTTGCGTTATTGCGATACCACGTTAGATTACGCAAAGTATTTAATTCCAGGTGCAAATTCAGGCGTGTAGCGGAAGCGAGGCCAACCTACATTAAGCAAGTCAAAATACCCAGCCTCAATGCCGACTACGATCCCCTCTGCTGATCCGCCACGCAATGTCATTTTTATCGGAGACGATGCAGGTGCTGATAAATCACTAGCATAAAACTCTCGATAAATTACGCTTGTTGGCTTTCCTGATTTCAAACAATCATCGATGAATCGCTGTGCCTCTCCAGTTACATTGCAGATCTGAAATTGCAGTGTCTGCTGCCCTGTTGCGTCTTTGTTTGGCAGTGAAACTTCCCACGCTGATTCGATAAAAGTTACCGCCTCATCGAGCTCAGTTGTTGCTGTGACATCATTAAAAGACTGAGCAAGCCGGATCACTCCGGCTGTCTCGTTGTTGAATTCAAGCGTTGATATTAATAGATCGCTTGATGGCGATGATGCGTATGTTACTGTGATTAATTGCAACCATACCCCCTAAAACCACACAAAATATAAATCAATCATTTAAATATTTATTGATGGATTATATGAATAAAAAAGCCCAGCAATGGTGCCTTTTATTTTTGCTATACGTTAAAGCCTATGCAATCGAACCGCAAACTTCCGGCATTTTGGTGCAATATACGGATTCTTGATACCCCACGTATAACACCTAATGTGGTTGTCGTGGATAACCATTGCCACTGACCGACGGTTGCCGTTGGGGTTAAATTGGTGTTCAATTCGACCAGTCTTACAACACACCCGTCAACCTCTTCTTTCACCCGCACAGATATAGTTACTGTTGTGGCGTCAGGAAGGGGGATGGACTTAACAGCGTTTAAATCATACAGATCCCCAACTATAACATCCGCAGATGTGAATGTTGTGGACACAGTTTGACGAGTTTGCGTGTACGCGTCTGAATCATTAACAAAACTGTTTTTTGTTGTTTGAGTTAAGTCCGTCGCCCCAAAAGTTAGACTGTCTATTTTTCCTAAATTTTGTGACGAATACCCGCCGTTGCTGGTGAAAGATACCCAAGATGGCGCGCCGGTACATCTATGCACAGATAGGTAAATATTAGGTAAAATATAATTACGAGAAAAATTAGCGTCAACGTGTACCAGCCCACCCTCTGCGTTTATGCCATATATGCAATTGCAATTCTGTGCGGTATTTTTGCCTATATTAATTACACCAGATGCGCTATTGCGTATATGTATTAGTGAGGTAAAACCGTTATCGCCGGCAGTATTATCTTGCGAGTAATTAGTGAACCCATTACCCGAAATCTCAACGCGCGAGCAATTGTCTAAATCGATAACTGCTTGGGCGTTTGTGTGGGGTCCTGCGTCGGGAAAGCCGCCATCCCACTCGAATTTGTTGTCTTTTATCCAACACAAATCTAAATTGGAGGCCGCTAGGGACTTGATATGAGGCCCGTTTATGTGACCCCACGTGCCGCCCTCTATGCGTATATTATTAACGTTATATAGCGCATTGCCACCAAAAGCATTATCGATTAGTAGCCCACCTGTTGACGGTCCGCCCACTTTACGAATAAATGGGTATAAAAATCTTGGTTCAAAAACGTCTGTTAGCCGTACCCCCCAGCCGAAGACAAATTCCACGTGCAATTTGTAAAAATAGGGAATTTGAACATGCTCAAGTACCAACCCAGCATCGCTAATATTATGCAAACCCCCGAGCAATTTCATCCGGCCGTCCCATGTAAAATGAGTTAACGGATCCGCGTTGGATGCTCCGTACAATTTAAAAATATGAGTTTGATCTGCGAATGCTTGGATAAAACCACAGCCCACCAAAGCGCCTTTTTTATTATGGGACAATGGGGATGCATAAAATCTGCCGTCCAGATGTATTGTTTCGTTTTCGGTAAATGTATTTAAAAAAGCCTGAATAGCGGGGCCGCTATCGAATTCCGGTGAATTATCTTTTGCGCCGAATTGATAGGCGTTTTTACCGCACAAAAACAAGGCTTTAGCCTGAAGTCCGTTATTTAAATTAATAAAAGACCCATTATCAGCGACTCCAGTTCCCGCCGGTACAATCTGATAAGTATTTCCGCCAAGCCCAATCCCAGAATAATAGGATAATGTGGAAACGCGGCAACCGATTGTTAATTGCGAGGCATTTATTAAATCCGCAACAGAATTATATTTCCCAGCCACTCCAGCCACAATATCCTTAACCGTTGCGTTAAAAAGCCCGTCAGACACTAACGACGTACCGATAGGGGAGGCTAGATCTTGCTTAAGAATGTCCCCGCTACGATCAACCCACGCACCAGCTCCAATTCCACCTGTTGTTTCAGGCGTTGACCCAGCAGAAACAACCTTTGGAAATGCACCAGACCATGAATATTCTATATTTCCATATGCCAGTGTCTGTCGGTTATTCGTTAGCGTATAGCCAGCGTCAAAAGTTCCAGCGCGATAATATGCGCTCTTTTGATAAATTCCCTCAAGCGTGTCGCGCGTAACTCCAAGTCGATCTTCAAACGTAAGCGCTAGCGAGTTAACCGCTAGATCTAAATTTTCTGAGTTATCAGATCGATCTCTTGCATCAGTTGATCCAATCGGATTTCCAGTGTTAAAAGTTGTCATCTATTGAATTCCTGTTATTAATAGGTTTTAACTATTGTAACCTCAATCACGCAAGAGGCCATTTTTGATTCATGGTTATATCGAAAATTTCTGAATCCATAATGCCTTGGATATCGAAAAGCTCATCGCTGGTTAAAGTTTGTCGTTCTCTGATCTCAAGTGTTCCTGAAAATGTCCACTTGTTGAATGAAGTCAAAACAGGCCCTTCGTAAATTCCATTAAATCGACACTCATACGGCATTAATCCTAGCGGTGTTTTCAGTGTGCACATAAACCAGTCCGCTCCGTCAGTAATTCCGTATCTGAAAAACAATTCAAAAACCTGCGCCTGCAATTCAGTGCAAAAAAACTGAACAGCCGCCATCGACGGCACAGATGTGTAAATCCTGCGCTGCCTTGCTCTACCAGATACCATTTCAGTACGCTGTAATGGACTAACATGCTGGATCGCATAGCCAGATTGCTCCGGCAGTGGCAGTTGTTCAGGCCATGATACTAATGTCATTTTATGCCCCCACTCTAGATAGGCCGTAAGTTCTTTCTAGCACTTGAGCCATGCTTCCTTCACTGCGAATATCAGCAACGAAAACATTAACCTGAATAGATCCATCATCGCTAGTCGTTTGCTGCGTTGTTCCCTGCTGGCTTGTATCGCTTGTTTCTTGCAGTGAGACGTTAACCGTTACATTTCCGCCACTTGACGAACTCGCGCTTGACGATGATCCGGATTTAGTGTGATCAATAACTGTCTCCTGTGGATGCATCATAGCCCAGAATCCACCCTTACCGTCTAGTCCACCAGTGCGCGATCCGTTACCGGTATAACCTCCCCCGTCGAAGCTAGGTGCCGCGATAGACATGATGCTAGATACGATATTAGCTGTCGCCGCCGCTACGGTAGCCATTGCACCAAGGTTGGAAGGGAACGGTAATGCCGCCGCCTGAGCGATACCGGTTTGAATGGCGATCATTGACTGTGCAATGCTGAAAGCTTTTTGAACTGCAAACATTGTTTGATATGCAGCCGACTGATCACCAAGAATTGACTTAAAGCTATCAGCAGCACTGGCGGCCATGCTTTCACCTGCCGATAATTGCAGGTTTAACATTGCCGCCTGCGCAGCTTCGTTATTCGCCTTTCGCTTATCCTCTAGCGCCTGAATTTGCGAGTCGTAATAAGCTGCATTCTCAACCTCAAGCGCCCTGTATGCTTTGTACTGCTCAATACGCTGATTATAGGCATCATTCATCGCCTGTGTTTGCATCTGCAATTGCATGATCTGGTTTTGCTCATTAGATTGAGCGCCGCCGTCAATGGTTGGCAATCCTGAGAATGTTTGATCTTTTAATTTCTGATCGATTCCAGATACTACGATCTGCTGTTGCGGACCTGAAAGTTGAGTCTGCGCCTGCTGTTTTAGTTTAAGTAATGCAGCAGATGATCCGTTCAAATACTCAGACCACTGATCGTCATTTAATTTTTGTAATCTGCGATTTGACTCAGCGACAATAGCCTCTTTTGCAAATGCAAAATTAGACTCTGAAACAACTCCGGCTTTGTGAAATGCTTCAAGCTGGTTTAATTGATCCTCCTGCCAATTCTGGATCTGCTGCGCTTCGGTTGCGTTAAATCGTGAGATCTCTTTGCTGAAATCAGCGTAATCATTTGCCGCTTGAGCCGCATCTCTTGCCGCTTTTGCTCTTGCGTTTAGTGCCTCGGTAGCTGATTTCTCTGATGCCTCATTTTTTTTGTTTTGATCCCACTCAGCCATGTGCGCCTGAGTCAGAGCGTTAATTTCTTGCTCTGTGTATTTTCCAGCCTGCACATATGCGTTTCTAGTCTGCGTCATCTCTCGCAGTCTTGCGTCTTGAATTGATAGCGCAGCTGTGTTTGCATTTATTGCTGCAAGCTCTTTTTGTACTTCCGTGCTAAAAATGGACTTACCGGTCAGATTTGTTACATATTCATTTCGTGTTTTTAATTGCTGATTGCCGATACCAAGAACTCGATTAAGCTCACCATGAATCCCAGCCGCAACTCCATTCACCTGGTTCATCTGTCCCATTAGGACGTAGTTTTGTCTGGATGTGCCGTTTAGCTGTGCAGTTATAGCGTTTATCTTGTTTTTTGTCTGGCTTAATTTGTTTTCCTGTGATTCAAGTTCTGCCTCTGCAAGTGTTAGCTCGTCAGTTTGTTTTTTTGATAACTCAGATGATTTTCCCCACGCCGCCATGGAGGCTTGATGGTATTTTATTGACGATCTTAGTTCATCAACCTTTGCTTTTTGTTCGTTAACGGAATCTATCTGTGCTTGTAGTGACTGCTGCAATTTAACTTGTATAGCCGCAAGCTGTGCGCTTGTCATGCTTCTAATCGATGATGATGCTGTGTCTACGCTATCAGCAAATGAATCGGTCTCTTCTTTTGCCTGTTGCGTGCTTGAATACCATGCATACATTGCTGTTACTGCAAGCATGATAACTCCAGCTGGACCACCAAGCAAAGCCATTGCTCCGCGCAATCCTGATATGGCAACGGTACCAACCTGCGCAGCTCTTGTTGTAGTTGCTATAGCCATTCCAAGTGAATTTGTTGTTACGATTGCGGGTGTGGTTGCCGCTCTATATAGCGCAGTTATACCAGTTAGCGCAGACATTGCCGCGCTAGATGAAGCGATCCCACCTACAAGTCTTGCCCCATAAATTGCCAGCAAGACCTCTCCAACCGTTACAAGCGAATCAACATTATCTTTCATTGAAACAATAGCTGATGAAGCTCCATCAATCGCGCTTGATACAGATGATGTTGCACCAGTTGTATTGTTTAGCTCTCCGATAAGCCCTGTAAACTCGTTTGATAGAGATTGAATTGCAGCAGAAACAGTGCGCGGCATCAATGCAAATGCCGAATTAACTGAGTCAGTCTGACTAAGTAGCGAATTCATTACAGATTCAGCAGTAAGCTGTCCGTTGAGCATCGCTGTTCTAAGCTGACCCATTGACAGACCCATACCAGCGCCGATTGCTCTGGCAATTTCAGGTGTGTTCTCTAATATTGAGTTAAATTCTTCAGCTCTAACAATTCCACCAGCCATCGACTGAGAGAACTGCCTGAGAGCATTTGAAACTTCTTCGGATGAAGATCCTCCAATAACGCCCAATTGATTTAATGTCTTTGTTAGCTGCAATACATCTGATTGAGATGCTCCAACATCTTGAAGTGCACCAGATAGAGACACAAAAACAGATACCGCGCTTCCTGCCTCTGCACCTGCTGCGTTAGCGTAATTTGTTAGCTCTCGCATCACGGTAGATGCTTCTGATGCTGAATCTGTGAATCTGCTAATCCTAGCATCCATCATGCTAAACGAGTCAGCTGCTTTAATTATTCCGCTTGCGGCAAATGATGCGGCCATCGCATAAACAGCCTTTGTTGCCGTCTTTACCGTGTCGTCAACTTTTTTAGCTGCAGACGAAAAAGAGGCTAGATCCTTCTCGCCTGACTTTAGTTTTCGCGTATCAATTTCTATTCCAAGTTGTGCGATATCGGAGGCCATGTTTTCCCCTTATTCTGACAGCCTTTTCAGGATGTCTTCTTTGGTTTCGGTAGGGCTAAAGCAAAGTCTGTCTTTTGCCTTGTTTTTGTACACAGCATAAGCTATTGACAGATTTCTGATTATTTCAGTTTCAGCACCGCTTAATTCAAGCTGCGAGCAGTCAAGCCATGCCTTAATATCAACCCACTTTAGCGGCTCCGCGAAACCTTCCTGCGAGTAGTTACACAGCCCTGCATCGTAAAGCCTTTCTATAAAAAACTTAGTCCCAATCACATCAACAGGATCTTTTAGTGATTCCGGTATGTTTGGATCTTCACGCCTAACATTGCCGAGCAAGCCTTTCTTTGGGTCTCGCAAAGGCGCTGCATCCAACCACGCCTCATGCTCAACATAGAGCCGCCAATTTTCTACGCACTCGGCAAAAAATTAGAGCGATCCGCCATGAAGCGATCAATCTGCTCGCGTAACCACAAATATTTGGTGTAAAGTTTTACTGCGTTTTCATAACTGAATGGAACATCAATGCCTGATTCTTTGATACCTGACCAGCTCTTTGTGCATTTGGCCAGCAGCTCAACTGATTCAGATTCATTTTGATCTAAATTAATTTCGCGTGATTTCTTTTTCAGTGATGCGGTGGCTCGACTCTTTGAGATGTCACGGAATGTCTTTGAATCAGTGCCAATCAGTGTGATTTTAATTCCCAAATCTTCGCCAGTGGTCGGGTGTAATACGCACAGCTCTGCACCTTCTTCTGCTACTTTTGCCGTGTCTAATGTTGCTAAATCGAAAGTCATAAATCACCTGTCAGTAAATTAATTCTGTCAGTAATAAAGGAACCCGCGAGCCGCTGACAGTCCGGCCCGCGGGCTATCCGCTAGGATTTGTTATGCAACAACACGCACATGAACGTTAGGCAACATGGTTGCTGTGATCATCTTAATGTCGTTAACCTCGCCACCCATGTCAGATAACTGGCTAACTGGGCCTCGACGGTAAATTGTCACGCCGTCAGACATTTCGTATTTAAAATTCCAGTCTGTTTTGGCTGCCTTTGCGGTTGATAGATGGCCCTGCCCAGCGTCAGCCGGAAGAGACACATATTCGATATCCATCCCGTCATAAGTGGTTGTGCCCTTTGCGTGCTGCGTAACTGGCTCATCGATTGGCGAGTACGTGACATCTTCCTCTGTGTCTGTGATATCTGGATAAGTGACCACGCCTTTGATTTTCACCCAATCAAGCGCAGCAAAACCAGTGGCATCCAATGTAGTCGGAGCTGTTCCATCTGCTGTAATATAAATAGCGGAATTCGCTAAAGTTGTACCAGTCATTTGAGCGTCCTCTGTTTAGTCATGACGCAACAATGATAGCATAAAACTATTGAAGTGTAGTTATTGAAAGGTTTTAACGATTGTTGAAATTGATATATGCGTGAGTATAATGAAATTATTCGCGGGATTAACTCAGTGGTAGAGTTGCAGTCTTCCAAGCTGTCAGTCATCGGTTCGAAACCGATATCACGCTCCAAATAAAGTTCATGTGGCATATTTGTTATGCGTGTGATTGCAAATCACATTAATCTGGTTCGATTCCAGTCATGTACTCCATTGCACTGTAGCTTAAGGTAAAGCGATCTGGCTCATAACCGGAAAGATTCAGGTTCGATACCTGTCAGTGCAACCATATTTACAATCCTTTCACGGCAGCATCAATCGCACGATTAAATTCAAGCACCGTAACGCGTACCATACTGTCTAAAGTCTCTAATTTCTGAATATAAGGCAGGTTATTAGACAAAATCCAGCGATGACAGTACATCTTTTCTATCGCTTGGCTGCAGTGACTTAATGCGAACGGGATCGCAGCCGCACCACCACCAGCAAACTCGAAAATATTTTCCTCTGCCTGATTTATTTCAGCGTGCCAATTACCACGAGCTCGACCAGTGTCAACACGAGTACGATTTATGACTTCATTCGTCATTTGCAGCGCTACTGCGCGAGTAACTTTATCAGCATCACCGCCGACTTTCTTCACCCACTTGTCGAGATTTCGCAGTTGGTAGATTGCCATTACG